AGTTTCATTAGATGAAATGACAGCTCTTATTAATGTAGCTGAGGCCGAAGATCGCAATCTTACAGAAGATGAGCAAACTGCCTTTGACGCTACTGAGAAAAATGTAAATGATTTAGCATCTCGTATTGATCGCCTAGAGCGCTCTTTAGAGCTAGCTAAAAACAATCCTGTATCTTTTAAGACGCAAGATGTAGCTAAAACTGACAAAGACTTAAAAAGATTTTCTTTTGGTGCAGTAGCTAAAGCAGCCTATACAGGTGTGGTTGATGGAATCGTTAAGGAAATGGATGCTGAAGCTCGTAATGAAGCACCAGGCCAAATGTTTAGAGGTGTGGCAGTACCAGCCATTGCTTTACAGACTCGTGCTGCATTAGGTGAGCAAGCTGGCGTAGAGGTAGCATCTTTTATTGATCAACTACAATCTAATTCAGTATTAGCGCAAGCTGGTGCTAATTTCTACTCAGGTTTAACTGCTGATAGAAAATTTCCTATTGTTTCATCTGTAAGTGCATCTTTTGTTGGTGAAAACTTAGATGGCGCTACAACTGTAGCTGAATCAGGCTCTTTCTCAACTGTAACATTAGAGCCTAACAAATTGATTTCCGTTGTTGGAATGAGTGCTGAATTAATGGCACAAAATCCAGGTGTAGAGGCTGCTCTACAGCGTAACATGGCGCAAGCTATTACTGCTCAATGGGAAGCAAACTTGTTAGCTGCTGCTAATCAATCAGCTGGAGGCCCAGCATCTATTTTTGCAGAGGGAACAGAGTACGCATCAGGTACGGATGACATAGCTATAGCTGACATTTTAGGCGTAGAGACTGCTGTACTTGCAAATAACATCAATCCAAACGCAGCTCGTTTAGCTTATGTATTTAACGCATCTTGTTTAGGTGCTGCAAAAGCATTAGCAGGCGCTGATTATGTAGCAGGATTTATGGATAATTTCCAAAAAACTATAAACACTATTCCTTATTATGTTTCTTCTAATGTAGGGCGTGCTGCAAATGGTACTGCTGGAACTGGTGATTATATGTTATTTGGTGATTTCTCTGATATTCACTTAGGTCAGTTTGGTGGTCTTTCTGTATTGTTTGATCCATATACTAACGCTTCTAAAGGTTTAGGCCGTTTAGTTGTTACTACTTTAGTAGATGGTAAGGCTGCAAGACCAACAAGCACACTACAAACATTTACTGATACTAATTCGTAATTAGTAATTTAATTAATTCATAAGGGAGTGGGTTAATTCCTACTCCCTTTTTTAATATTTTAACTATGGCAGGTATACCAACAGTAAGCGCGTACGCAGGTACTGAATCTATTACAACAGCTGAAGCAAAGGCTTATCTTAGAATAGATCATACTTTTGATGATGATTATATTGATGAGCTTATTAAAATAGCTAGGCTTCAAGTTTTAAAAGACACAAATCAAAGTTTAGTAGAGATAAATGTTACTGAGTTCAGAGATAAGTGGCCAAATGATAATATTATTCATCTAGCTTATCCTAGTAGAGTAACGGATGTAGTTATATTTTATCAAAAAAAGAAAGATTTAGAAAATCCACTTGTTCAAGGTGAAGATTATATCATTCGTTCAGTACCTAACAATAATGACGGTAGAATAGAACTACTTAAAACTTACAATCTAGCTACTGATATAAACGGCATTAGAATAACATACAAATCAAACACTATCAACACTGATGATACTAGGCCATTAAAAATAGCAATGTATATGCTTATACAGCATTTTTATGACAATAGAAGCCCTGTAAGCTATTTAAAAGTTGATGAAATGCCTTTAGCTTATAAGCATATAATAGCACAATATAAAAGATATTCTTTTTCATGAATCCAGGAGAATTTAGACATAAAATTGACATAGGTATTATAACTGAGGGGCAAGGATCAGATTATGGTAATGTTGGAATAACAAATACAACAACTTTAAGTAGATTTGCTAAGGTTAAATGGTTGTCAAGCTCTGAAGTAATACAAGCAGAAACTCTAACAATGCGTAGAAATATAGAGGTAACATTTAGATATGATGGTCTTATGGACTTTATAGATCGTATGACTACTATAACTTATGATAATGGTATTTATAAGATTGATAGGATGAGAATTACAGGTTTAGGAAATAATCAATATATTGTAATGCAAGCAAGCACATTTTTAAATTAATGCTCACACCTACAACAACAATAACAGGCGATAAAGAGCTAGATAAAATTTTAAAAGATTTAGGGCAAAACGCTTTAAAGGATAGTCAAGTAAAGCAAGGTTTAAGAAAACTCGCTAAGCCTGTTATACAAACAATGAAAAAAAAGGCTAAAGCAGAGATAAAAGGTACAAGACAGCTATCAAGAAGTATAGGAGTTATTAGGCGTGTTAAAAGCAAAAAAGGTAGACCTTTTATATTAGTCGGGCCTAGATATTATTTTGCAGCATTAAAACATCCTGTTAATGTTGTTGAATATGGTAAAGAAAAATATGATGTTGAATATGAGGGTAAAAAGTTTGTAGAAAAAACTTTTAACGAGCATAAGACAAAATTAACAAGCGATTTAAGAAATTTAATCTTAGAATTGTTAAATAAAAAACTTAAAAAGCTAAAGTAATGAGCAGCACAGTAGGTTTACAAATCGGTAAATTAATTTTTAACATACTTAAAAATAACTCAAGTATATTAGCTATTGATGGTATGTATGTTGACAAAATACAACCAGCACCATTAAGAAATGAGAATACTGCCAAAGTAGCTATATTATATGAAATAGATGCAGTAATTCCTGTTAATGTAAAAAGAGCATATAGAGTAGAAACAGCGCCGTTGTATATAGTAGATTTTACTCTTGAATGTATTGCTGAAGAATACAATGATAGTATTACTTTAGCATTTACAGCCTCAAATGTTTTACAAGAATCTGCAAATGGTACTTATAATGGTATTAAATTAAATGGAATAAATCTAGAAAGCGCTAGTGAAGATTATAACAAGGCTAGAAGATATTATAGTAAAAGGCTTAGCTTTCAGGCTCGTATATTGCTATAAACGAAAAAAAATTGTAAATTGCAAACAAAAATAAATAAATAAAAAATGGCTACAGGATTAGTAAACGGAACAGACTTAATTTTAAGAGTAGGTGGCACAAGTGCAAACGACAACCCAATTGCTTTTGCTACATCATGCTCGCTAGAGGTTTCAATGGATGAAATCGACCAAACAAACAAAGACAGCGGAGGCTGGAAATCTATTATTGGAGGTTTACGCTCTTGGAGTGTTTCTTCAGATGCTTTATACCAAAACGAAGCAGAGGCTAGCAGAACAGGCTTTATTGAGTTATGGGATAAAATAGAAAACAGAACTAAGGTTTATGTTGAGCTAACTGTTACAGGCGCAAGTTCAGCAGATAGTAATAAATACTATCATGGTGAGGCTTATGTTACATCTCTATCTGTTAATGGTGGAACTGAAGATCAGGCTACTTATTCAGTAAGTTTGACAGGCTCAGGAGTATTGACAGAAGCAGATGCATCATAATATATGAAAGCAACACCTGTATTTATAGCTGGGCAAGATTACCCAGTAAAATATGGCTTTGCAGCTCTTAGGGCTTTTAGTGATGTTACAGGCACTACACTATCAGAACTTGGTAGTTTAGGTGAAAACATGACTATTACACAAGCTTTAGCTTTAGTATGGGCTGGTCTAAAAGATGGCGCTAGAGTAATGAAACAAGACTTTGTTTTATCAATAGACGATGTAGCAGATTTAATAGATGAAGATGAGGAAGCGATGAACAAAGTGCTAAAAGTATTTCAAGATAGTTTAGCAAAGCCTACAAAAAGCAAAGCAAAAAAAAAGGTAAAATAGAACAAAGGCAGGCCTCTCAGACATTTGATGACTTGGAGGCTGTTGCTTTTGGAATGTTAAATCTAACACCTCAACAGCTAGATGATTTTACACCTAGAGAATTTGAGAACAAGCTAGCAGGATTTGAGAAGTTAGAGAGGCAGCGTGATATAAATGAATGGGAAAAATTTAGGTTATTAGCTGCAACATTATTGACACCACATACAAAGAAAGGCAGAGGTATTAGGCCTGAGAAACTTTGGCCATTTGACTGGGATAAAAAGACAACAGCAGCGCCAAAGATGACAAAAGAAAGGTTGGCATATTTACAGGAAAGAAGTAAAAAACTAAGAAAAAATGGCTAAAAATGTAAATATAAAGCTAGGCGCAAATATTACGGACTTTGAGTCTAAAATGAAACGCGCTCAGCGTGGTTTTAAAAAAACTGCTGCTAGTCTTAAAAAAATAGGTAAGCAGATGACATTTAGCCTTACCGCTCCTCTAACTGCCTTTGCAGCTGCATCAGTAAAAGCATTTGACACACAAGCCAAAGCAGAGGCACAACTTAGAACTGCTTTAGGGGAAAATGAAACTGCTTTTAAAAATCTAACAGATCAAGCTAAAGAACTACAAGAAATTACTTTATTTGGCGATGAGGAAACTATCGCAGCAGCATCTTTCTTAGCTCAAATGGGCTTACAAGAGGATGCAATCAAGCGCCTCATACCTCTTATACAAGACATGGCTACAGCCAAAGGGATGAGCCTAACTGCTGCAGCTGATTTAGTAGCTAAGTCAGTAGGTAGTAGCACAAACGCATTAAGTAGATACGGAATACAAATAGAGGGCGCTGTAGGTAGTACTGAGCGATTAGATAGCGCTGTAAATGCTTTATCACAACAATTTAAAGGACAAGCACAAGCAGCAGCTGAAGCTGGTACAGGAGGCCTAACACAACTTAAAAATTCATTTGGTGATTTAAGCGAGGAAATAGGTAGGGCATTAATGCCTATGCTTAATGATTTAGCAGATAAATTGAGGGTACTTGTAAAAGGTATGCAAGATTTATCAGAACAAGAGATAAAGACAAGAGTACAAATTGGTTTATTTGCTGCTGCTCTTGGGCCTGTTGTTATTGCCTTATCTTCTATTGTAAAAGCTGTTAGTTATTTAATAGGCAAGTTTAAACAATTACGCCCTGTTATTACAGGAATATTAACTGTTTTTGAATATTTAGCCTATGGTATAGCAGCAGTAATTACAGCTGTAGGATCAGAAGTTATTGCAATAGGTTTACTTATATCTGCTATAGCATCTTATGCACATACTCTTTTAACTGCAACTGATGAACAAGTTAAATTTAATTCTGCTTTAGAAGATGCTACTGTATTAACAAAAGAGCAAGCCGATGCAATAGCTAATATATCTGTGCCATTTGTTGAGGGTGCAGAAAGAGCTAAAGAGTTTGGTATTCAATTAGATAAGGTTGCACAAGTTACATCAATAGATGCGCCTGATGGTTTAGCAACTGGTTTAAAAGAAACTACACATATATTAAAAGATGTTGAGGGTACTATGACTGATTTGGGTGCTACTGCTGTAGGTGTATTTGATAATATAGTAGATAGAGTTTTGCAGTTTAGAGGATCGTTTGTTAGTGTTTTAGAAGAGATAGGTATAATGATAGGTAAAATGATTTTAAAGATGGCTATTATGGCTGCTTTGATTAGTGTTATTAGTGGTGGTGGCGGAGCAGGTAGATTAGGTTTTTCTTTTGCAGAAGCATTTAATATGCAGTTAGGTATAGGAGGTAGAGCTAGTGGTGGTAATGTAATTGCAGGACAGCCTTATATTGTAGGCGAAAGAGGGCCTGAGATGTTTATGCCAGGTCAATCAGGCACAATTATACCAAACAATAATTTAGGTAGTGTTAGTATTCCTGATGTAAAAATATCAGGCGAAGATTTAATAATAGTATTTGATAGAGCAAAGCGACATAGAAACGCATTAGGATAATGGCAGTATATAAAAACTATGTAAATAAATTTTATTCTCAAAGAGGTAATAGGTGGGATATAGAAATATGGAGTAAATCAGACAGTTCTTTAGATAGTGTTGAGTTTTCTACAGGTAAAGGAGGTTTTAAATTATCTTATAAAGGTGGTGATGATAGGCAAGATATAACAATGCCATCAGAGTTAACTATTCCTTTTATAGTTAGTAATTCAGATGATGAAGCTTTTATTGATGGTTTTTTGACTGCTGATGATAAAGAATATTTAGTAGTAGTAAAAAGAAATTTAGTTGTTTTTTGGTGGGGTAATTTAAATGCTGGTTTTGACACAAAACAAGATGTAGATTACCCTTATATAGTTACATTAAAAGCAAATGATTTTATAGGTGATTTAATCAACAACAAAGATTTTACAGCTATATCTAACACACCTGTCATGGCAATAGGTGTTGATTCATTATCTTATTTTAAAGATATTTCTAGAATTTATGACTGGGAAGATGATATTTTTCCTCTAGGCTCAAATGAGTTGATATATAGGAATAATATGCAATGGACTGCAAACAATCAAGTTTCTACAGCTAATACATATAGCCCTTTTCAAATGTTTAAATTTAATCAACAAGCATTTGAAAACAGTAGTAATAATGTAGGTTTGTATAAAAGATCAGACGCTTATAAACAAATATTAAAGTCTTTTGGTTTAAAAATGTTTATTGCAGATGGTAAAATATATACTTTACAACCTTATAATTATGTAAATAACACCCACCTTATACAAACATCAACACTAACTAACAGTAATACTTTAATTTTAACTGATTTAGATTTAGATAATAGACAAAATGTAAATAATGACGCAACAAACTCAACTGATGTAGATGATGGTTTTAAGCATAGTCAATGGATAACAGAAGTATCTGATTTTACTGATAGCTCGCAAAATTGGCAAGCAAACGGATCATGCACATCAATTACATCTAATAAATTTAACATAGCTGTAACTACATCAAATTTATATATTGACTTAGCAGAGGGCGAATATTGTTTAAGCTATTCTGAAAACGATGCAAGCGCTTATATAGCATTAGAGCAAGGAGGTGTTGTAACATCATTATTAGAATACTCAGGTCATAAGAATTTTAGTGTAGGCGCAGGTGGTGGTGAGTTAAGAGTATATTCTACTATTGCAGGTGATGTAACAGTTGATAATATAGCCCTACAAAAAGGTAATTTTGCACATAGAACTTTTTTAGGTGGCACATCTTTTAATTATGATAGGCCTATATCTATAGCAACTGCTACTTTTCCATTTGGTCAATCTTTTGCTAGAGCTGTAAGTAATTTCCCAAATCCTGATGACACAAACACTACTGATAGTGTTTACACAAGTTTAACAAGTATAGGCGCTGTAAATGCAACAAACGCTGAAAATTTATTAATTAGATTTAATGTGTTTTTTGGTGAAAGATTTGACTATAATGCTTCTAATAGTGGTGTTAGTCATGTAGGCGGTGAAATTACTATGAAGTTAAAAATAGGTAGTAATTATTTAAATGGTTTTCCTGGCAATTTTAGTTGGTCTACAAGTGATTCAACATTTAAGCTAATTATACCTATTGAGGCATTAGTAGGAAATTACAACGATAATTTTTGGCAAGAAACTACTGAAGTTTTTTGTCAAAGTTATAACTCTCAATTAGGTGATAATTATTATTTTGGTATTCCTGGTAGTGCAGGAAGCACAGGTTTTGTAGGTGGTAATTTTTTACAAAATTTACCTACTCTATCAGCAGGTGGTGGAGTTAGTTTACAATTTGTTTCAGGTGTTATAGATTATTATTTAAACCCTGACACATCAGATCCCAACAACCCTCCTACTCCTTTAACGCTTACTAAAGCTAATTATGAAAGCAAATTTTTTACTGGTAGTAAATTTAATTATGATGAGCCAGGCGTACCTTTTCACTTTGAAATTATTACAAGTAGTCAAGATGATTCTATAAATGGTATTGATTTTTCTGCATCTTCAGGCTTAGATAATTTTAAACAAGTAGATTTAGGCATTGTTAAATTAGGTCTAGCTGGTGATGAAACAACACATATAAACTCAATACAAGTTTTAAATTCATCCTATGCTAACGAAGTACCTGAATATATGCAAGTAAATGCAACAGGCACTCAATACAACCACATGACAACTCTATTACTAGAGCAATATATTGAGCCGCAAATTGACCCTTTAGAAATTATACAAGGTAATTATTATGTAAATGATTTTAGTGCTTTTAAAAGTCTTGTTATAGGTGGTAATAAATATGTTTTTTATGAGGGTACATTAAACGCTGAAGATGACATAGTTAGTGGCTCATGGTACAAAATGGCTGAAAGTACAGAAACAATTACAAATTCAGAAGATGATGTAATTTATGTAGAAGATGATACACCGCCACCGCCACCGCCACCTAACCCTCATGATCCACCTCTTGATCCTCACTACATCACTGAAGCAATTACTAAGGGCAAAGATTGGATAAAATATAATTCTATAGGCTTATCTGATTCTGCAATATCTACACCTGATACAAAAGTAGATTTAATGAATAATGCTAAAGCTAAATTATATAACGGACAAAAATTAATATTTGCAAAGCCTGATTTAAGCCATGCAATTATATTAACTAAATCAGGTGATTCTACTACATCAGATACACAAATAAATGTTGGTTCTTTTACTCCAGATGTTACTTATCCTGCTGGATCAATTTTAGCTGTAGCTCAGTATGATTTGACAAATGTTATAACAGGTGGAGGAAGTGGCACGCCTGCAGGATCAAACACTGAAGTACAATTTAATAATAGTGGCGCTTTTGGTGCTAGTAGTAATTTTAAATTTAGTACATCAACAAATGTACTTGATTTACATGGCCGTTTTCAAGGTAGTAATATAGGTAGGCTTAACTGGAACACAAGCAACAATGAATTGCAACATTTTTTAAGTCCATCTGATTTTATTTTAACATCTAACAGTAGAGCTAACTTATATACTAGAGATGATGCAGGCTCTGTAATTTCTAGTAATTATGATAGCAGAAATAATGATATTTATGCAATGGTTTTTTTACCTACAGGCTATGAAATTACAAAAGTAGATGTTTACACTAATACAAATCTATCTTTTAGTTTGTCTTATGGTTTATTTAGTACTGACGCTGTTACCTCAATACAAACAGGAGGGACAACTAATACTACAATGACACTTACTACAGCTTATGCAGTTGATGAAAGAGAATACTATATCATAAAAGTAGAAACTGATAGCATTTCAAATGAGATTTGGGGTGGACTTATAACTTTAGATAGAAGTTGATCATGGAAGAACAAACTTTTAATATTAGCCTTAAAAATTTAATAACTATTGCAGGTGTTATTGCTTTACTTGTTGGCGAGTATATTGTTTTACAAAAAGATATTGAAGAAGCAAAAAAACTACCTATTCCAATACAACCTGAAGTAACGAGGGTAGAGTTTGAAATGCAAAACGATCTTATACTGCAAACTATAGCAACAACAAAACAAGATTTATTAGAAATCAAAGAAGATATAAAAGATATTAAGAAAAAACTTTATAAATGAAAAAAGCAGTACTTATTAGGCTAGAAGAAAATACAAAACAAACGCTTGGGCGTTTATTTATATTTAATGGTCTTGATATAGAATATGAGTGCTGCACATTAGAGCTAGCTTATAAAGATAATAAAAGAAACAAAAGCTGTATTCCTACAGGTAATTATGATGTAAAGCCTAGAACATCAGAAAAATATGATAAGCATTATCTTGTTAAAAATGTAGATAATAGAGATTATATACTTATTCATCCAGCAAATTATTATACTGAGTTAAGAGGTTGTATAGCAGTAGGATCAGATTTTTATGATATAAATAAGGATGGGCATTGTGATATAACATATAGTAGACGAACAATGAAAGAGATGTTAGAAGTTGCGCCTGATGGCTTTAATTTAATAGTTATTGATAATGCCTAAAATAAAGCGAATTAGTCCACAGGTATTAGTTATAGACCACGAATATAGTAAAGGCTGGGAGCAATGGTATCTATTATCTTCAGATAGACATTGGGACAATCCACACAGCGATTGGAAACTGCAAAAAACACACCTAGACAAAGCTAGAGAGCGTAATGCTAAAATATTGGATTTTGGAGATTTATTTTGTGTTATGCAGGGTAAATACGATAGACGAGCATCAAAGACTGATCTTAGACCAGAGCATCAGGTTGATAATTATCTTGATGCAGTAATTAATACAGCTGTAGATTGGTTTAGTCCTTATGCTGATATGTTTGCTCTTGTAGCTGAGGGCAATCATGAAAGCGCTATTAGACGACATCATGAAACTGATTTAATAGAGCGTTTTGTTACTACTCTTAACTATAAAAATGGCACACAACTAACTAAAGGTCTTTATACAGGATATGTTAAATTTAGTTTTCACAAACAAAAAAGCAGAGAAAGACAAACGCCTGTTATATTAAATTTTACTCATGGTTACGGAGGTGGAGGCCCTGTAACAAGAGGCGTAATACAAACTAATAGAAAGGCAGTTTATTTACCTGACGCACAAATTTGCGTTTCAGGTCATATACACGAGAGCTGGCAAATTGCATTACCTAGAGAGCGCATGAATCATTTAGGTAATTTATATATGGATGAGCAAACACATATATGCTTACCAACTTACAAAGAAGAATATCTACAAGGCGAAAATTACCACAGAGAAAGAGGCCGCCCTCCTAAGCCTTTAGGTGCATGGTGGTTAAGGTTTTATTACGAAAACCAAAAAATTAAATACGAATTTATAAGGGCTAAGTAAAAAAAATTAAAAAAAAATTAAAAAAAGTTTGCAAGTTAAGTTTATTGTTGTACATTTACAACATCAAACTAATACAAATACTAAAAACAACAGATTATGAAAACTTTAAATTACTCTCAATTCGTAAACAAAGCAGTAACATTAGGATATAATCCTACAAACACATCTAAAACAACAATGCAATTTGCTTATTTAGTTTGCTACAATGCTTTAAATATGACTATAGAACAATCTTTAATAGAAAGTAAAAAAACGGAGGCTTAGGCCTCCTTAATTTTTTTTATTATGAAAAAGAAAATGCTAAAACAACTAAAGAGCCAACAACTTGAACTAATTAGCCTTATTAATGTTGCCTGTATTTCATCTATAAGTGGCCATGATAACGGACAACTAAACAACTTACAAAGAGCGCTAAAACTTAATCAGGATTTAATAAAATTAGTAGAAGATGAAAGTTAATTTAACAGAATGGCAATTGCTTACATTGTGTGGAAGTTTGCGCACTGAATTAGAGTTAGGCAAATATGAAGTTTTTGATTATGAAAAAAAATTAAGAATATTAAAAAAGTTAGAGAAAGCATATGATGAACAATGTACTAAAAAACATTAAAAGGCTGCAAAAACTAGGTAATTGGGATCATATTACTTATGCACCCTATCATTTAACAATTAAACAATTAAATAAACTAAAATTAAATAAAGATGGAAAAAAATGACATAGTAAAGTCAGTACAGGCTAATGGGACATTTGATTTTCAAGGTAAAACATTTTACAAATATGAAATAGAAATGGAAAATGGTGATGTAGGCGAATATAACAGCATCAGCGCTAATCAATCTAATTTTGTAGAGGGCGCTCAGGTAGATTATATATATGACACATCAAAGCCTAAATTTCCTAAAATAAAGCCTGTATATAATTTTAAAGCCTCACCTAGTAGAGATGGCAATTTTAAGAATGTACAAAAGGCACAGCGTGGCGATGATGTACAAAAAATGATTGTTAAACAAAGTTGTTTAAAAGCAGCTGCTGAATGTGTTAAACGTGATGATGCTGATGCTATACTTAGACTTGCTAATGTGTTTGTTGATTGGGTAATGAATACAGAATACCAGATAGTTAAAAGAGATAAAAAAGAAACAACTGATTTACCATTTTAATTATGAAGATATTAGTTGCTTGTGAAGAAAGCCAAGCCGTAACAATAGCGTTTAGAAAATTAGGTTACGAAGCATATAGTTGTGATATACAAGATTGTAGCGGTGGTCACGCTGAATGGCACATTAAAGCAGATGCAATAAAAGAAGCATATAGTGGCAAATATGATATGATGATAGCACATCCACCTTGTACTTATCTAAGCAAAGCAGGTGCAAGATGGATGTATCGCACTGCAGGAAATTTATGTGAAAAAAGATTTTTTAAGGCTATGGAAGCTAAAGATTTTTTTATGAAAATGATCAATGCACCAATTAAATATATTGCAGTTGAAAACCCAACACCTTTAAAAGTAGTTAATTTACCAAAACACACACAAGTTATTCAACCATATCAATTTGGCCATCCTTATAGTAAAAGAACTTTATTGTGGTTAAAAAATTTAAAACCATTACAACCTACTAAAATAGTTAATAATTACAAACCATATTTACCAAGTAATACAGGTGGTAAAAAAAGAGGACAAAGTTATGATAGAGGTATAAGTAAAAACGCTAAAGAAAGCAGTAAAACTTTTACTGGTATAGCTAAAGCTATGGCTTCACAATGGTCAAAAGAAATTAATTAAAAAAATATTTAAAATGAAAGTAGACACAAATAATTTAATATCGGTGCAAACTTACGCACATGAGCAAAGAGTTAGCACTACAGCTGTCTATAATTGGATAAAAAACAATGTAGTAAAAGCTGTTGAAATAGACGGAGTAAAGTTTATAATAACAAAAAGCCCTAAAAAATAGGGCTTAATGTAAAAAGATAACTAATACCTCAGATTATGAAAAAAATACTAGGTTGCAAATATACAAAAAATGAGAGATAGTTTTATATTTTATAGAAGTTTTTTTGAGGCTACAAAAACGCTTACAACAGAACAAGCAGCAGATTTATATTATGCTATTTGCAGTTATGCGCTAGACAGAAAAGAGTTAGAGTTAGAGCCTGTACAAAAAGCTTTATTTAGCCTTATAAAGCCACAGCTTGATGCTAATCACAAAAGATATTTAAATGGCTTAAAAGGTGCTAATTCAGGTAAAAAAGGAGGTAGGCCTAAAACCCCTAAAAAACCCCAAAGAAACCCCAAGAAAACCCCTAATGTAAATGTAAATGTTAATGTAAATGATAATGTTAATGAAAATATATATAGGAAATTTGCACACCTACAGATTAATTTAGATGATTATGAAAAATTAGTTAATGAGTATGGAAGTGAAAAAGTAATTGATATTATAGATCAAATTGAAAATTACAAAGGAAATACTAAATATAAAAATTTATACTTAACAGCTAAAAATTGGTTAAAAAGAGATAACTTAAATACAAAGAAAAATGAAAAAAAACGAGCTAGCGATTTTGACACCAAACGCACCTTTGGAGTTAGTTTATAGTAGGGACTACAGAGAGCAAAGAATTAAGCATTTAGATAGCCCTGAAAAGATTATTGAGCTAGTAAATTACCTTTATGTACTGCTTAATGTTAAAAAGGATAATCAGCTTAATGAATTAGAGGAAAGCGTGTTAAATGGCGTGATATTAAATAATTTTGGTAACTTTAGCACAGATGAAATTAAACACGCCTTTAGATTAGGTGTTGCTGGTGAGCTAAAAATAGAGATGTACCAAAAATTAGACTCTATTACACTAGGCAAAGTTTTAGGCGCTTATAAGATATATAAAGCTAATAAAATAAAGAATTTTAAATCAAGTAATATGAGTAAAGAAGAAAAAAAGCCAACAGAGGCAGAAATTAATCAAATAGAGAAAGAATTTTATAAAAATTGCGTTGATCCTTATGTAGAAGAAAGAAAAACTATGACAGAGCCTAAAATTAATTGGGCTACTTATGCTATATTTAATCATTTTTGGAATTTAAAGTATATTAAACTAACAAAAACTGAGATAAAAAAATATAAAAAAGAAGCTGAGAAGTATTGGCAGGCTGATCTTAAAAAAAGAAGAACATCAGGCGAAAGAGTTAGCTTAGATGAGATAATGAGTCAGCGGACAGCTAAGATGTATGCCTCATGCGTGGCATTATATCATAAAATGGATGACATACTTAAACACATAGAAATTGAAGTTAAAGGCTGGCACGATAAGTTATAAGACAGAGGCAGAACTACAAGCTTTTGTAGTGAACTATATTAAAAGGCGTTGGCCTTATGTTAGATATTGCGCTAGTTTAGGGGGACAATATCAAAAGCATATTAGCCAAAGAAAAAAAGCAAAGGCTACAGGTTATGTGGCAGGTTTTCCTGATTTACAAATATGCGCAGCAAGAGGTGGCTATTTTGGTCTTTTTATAGAAATTAAGCTCAATAAAAATTGCTACCCTAGCCAATTACAGAAACAATGGATTGATGATTTAACTGATAGAGGCTATCTAGCTGTAGTATGTAAAGGATATGACGAATGTATACAAACACTTGAAAATTATTTTTTAAATGATAGAACACATGGCAAAATACAGTAAACCAAAAACAAAGACAAAGACTAAACTAAAACCAAAAAAAAAATGAAACTTAAAAAAGTATTAAAAGAAATAGGTAAGGGTATTATACCTGCTTTACCATTTGGTAATGTTATTACTGAAATACAAAACAATATAAGAGAGGATGGATTTACTGCTCCTGGCGTGGTTAATTGGCCTAAAATGATAATGTATGTTATTACAGGCTTAATAGTTGCAGCCAGATTATTAGGTGTTATATCTAATGAAGATGTAATGACACTAATCGACACAATAAACACTATATGACAATAACACTACCGGCAGGACTTGAAGCCATAGCAACTAGAGCTGATGGAACATTAAAGCTAACATTTGGTACACCTGAATTAGATAGTAATAAATGCGCTGAGTTATTTGATTATAGACGCAAAGAAGTTTTGTTATTATTATCTACAGGTGATATTAGTGATGAGCAAAAGAATGTAATAGAACAAACTACAAAAGACTTAAAGGATATAAGAAGCAAAACACATAGCCAAAGACTTAGAGAAGCATTGTATTTATTACATCAGCAAGAGAATAGCATGTTATCATTTAAAGAATACTATAAACAAAAGATGGATAATTTAATATCAATGGTAATAGAAAGATTAAATGATGCCTAGCATACCAAAAGAAAATAGGAAAACATTTGCAGTTAAGGCAAGAAGTACATTTGTTAAAGACAAACAAAGAGCCTTTGCTGATATGGACAAAAGCAATACACACATTTACAATAGCAGACAATGGCGCAAGTTAAGACAGATGATATTACATAAGCAGCCAATTTGTGTAATGTGTGAACAAAAAAATAGATACATAACAGCTAACACTATTGATCATATAATACCAATAAATAAAGGTGGTGCTGTTTGGTCTATGGATAACTTACAAGCATTGTGTAGTAGTTGCCATAATAAAAAGAGTGCAAGTGATAAGTAGGTAGGGGGCATAAAATATCTAAGACGATAGTGCTGTAAAC